TGTCGGTCAGCCCTCCTCCAAAAATCGGAGGCGGGCACGGGTCCACTCATCATCCCGGCGCGACCGGGATGCCTGCACGTGCCCGGGGTGAGGGCGGGATACACGGGGCCAGGACCCGGCGGCGATGTCGAGCATGAGGCGGGCGATCACATCGTTGAGCGGGAGCGACGAGGCCACCGTTCGCCGGCGGATCTCCGTGCCCACCTCGGCGGGGTCAACCCCGACTCCCTCGGCTATCCGGGCTATGGCCTCGTCGAGGCGTACCTCGCTCACCACGCCCTCGATGTCGACGTCGGCCGGCGATCCCGGCGGGCGAGGCGGGAGCCGGTCGAGTAGTTGCACCTCGGGCACGCGGGCCGTAGCTCGCAGCATCGGGTGCCGGCCCGGTGCTGGTGACGGGACAGGGCGGGCACGTGGTCCACGGTGCTCGCCCGGGCGGGACACCGCCAACACCGCACGGCCTCCACCTTGAGGCGGGCCGACAGAGCCCGATGCTCGGCCTCGTCGTACGGCTTCACCCGATTAGACCGAGGGCGATGAGCTTGGCCCGCAGGTCGTTGACCAGGGCCATGGTCGTGGCCGGGTCGACGGCCGCGGCCGGTGTGGCGGTGGGGCGCACGATCGGGGCGGCACCCCAGAACGCGAACTTCTGCGTTGTCGCCGTGCCGATCTTTGTCCCGGTGACCGTGCCGAAACTCATGACCACGCCATCGCCCGTTTGCACGTGGCTCGGCAGGATCCCCAGGACGGTCGGCCCGTTGACGGCGAGGTCGATCCCTGCCGTCGCCTTGGTGAGCAGGTACCCACCGGCCGAGTAGGTGATCGAACCGTCGTTAGCGGTGTTGGTGTTGTTCCGCCAGTAGACACCCTGCGCGCTCGACAAGCGGACCGCGCCGACCGAGGCCGGGATCGCGCCACTCGCCACGAACGTCGTCGTGAGCCCACCGGTCATCGTGTCCCCGCCGACGTCCACGTACCGGTCGGCGAGGGTCACGACCCCGGTGCGGCCGTCGACCGAGGCGACACCACCGGTCGGGCCAGGCGGGCCGGTAGGGCCGGGGTCGCCCTCGGGGCCCTCGGGGCCAGGCGGGCCGGGGGCACCGGTAGGGCCGGGCGGGCCGACCGGGCCGGGGGCACCGGAACGGGCGGCGATCACGGCGACGGTCTCGGCGGGGACGACGATCTCGGCCTCGATCATGGCGGGTCGACCGTCACTTCAGGTTCGGCGTGGATCGTGCCGGTACAGAGGCGTTCGTCGAACCCGCCGGCCCGGTACCGCAGGTCCCACGCGTGGGGCTTGCGGGTGGCGAGGGCCCGGGAGCACTCGGCGGAGAACAGCAGGAACACCACGCCGAGGTCGGCCTCGGTGTCGTCGAGGCCGGGGGTGCACGTGAGCTCGTCGTCACCGGGCTCGGGGCGCACCTGGGCGAGCAGCTCGCCGCCGGAGAGGTCGAGCGGGAGCCCGGCCGAGTCGAGGACCGTGAGCCGGATCACGCAGTCGTCGCCGCCGTAGAGCTTCAGGTCGAGCCGCTGCGGGCGACAATCGAGCGAGGACGTCACCGGGCGAGGACCTCGGCCTGGTCGCCGTCGTGGTTGATGGCGGCGCGGGTGCGGTAGGCGGCGATGTACCGGGTGTTGGCCACCCGGCAGCGGGTGCACCGGCACGGCGCGGCCCGGTGGTTGTACCGCGCCCGGGTCCCGTGCGGCGGTGGATCGGGAGCGGCGGGACGGCCTCGGGGCACCTCCCCCACCGTAGGGCGGGGGTGTGACAGGGGAGCGGATCCCGGTGGTGTGAGAGCCGACGGCGTGGGCACCGCCGTGAGCGCCTTCTCTCGCGCCCTTCTCACCGCCGCCCTGGCGGCGGCCAATGGCTTCTCCGGAGGTGGGAGCAGCGGCGGTTGGTGGATCACACCTGAAGCCTATTTGCCCGATCGGGCACACCGTCAACTGATCCACAGCCCTGTCGCGCGGACCGCGCGACTAGCAGCGGACCCCTCTCTCTTGTCTTCTCCTCTGTCTTCTCCCTATAGGGGTGGTTCCCCAGAACCACCCTGGGGTGGTTCCCCAGAACCACCCTGGGGTGGTTCCCCAGAACCACCCTGGCTACGGCCTGTGGACCTCGGTCAGGGGCGCGGCCATGCCCGGGATGACGTACACGTACGCCGGTCCTCGGGTGCCCTTGAGCGGCCGCCGCCAGAGCAGGAGCGCGGCCTCGAGGTGGCGCACCTCGCGGCACACGTTCTGGACGTCGCGGCCGAGCTCGGCGGCCAGGGCGCCGAGGGTGAGGACTCGGGGATGCACCTCGCCGTACTGGTTCGCGGCGAGGCAGAGCTCGGTCATGACGTCGAGGTGCCGGGCGGTGAACGGCCGCGACCGGCCCGAGGCTCGGTAGGTGCCGGCCCGCACGGCGGCCCGGACGGCGCGGACCCGGGCCTGGGGTACCCGGTGATTGTTCTCGCCGAGCTTGAGCTGCTCGGCGGTGGGGAGCGGCTCGGGCGCGAGCCCGCCTGTGTGGACCTGAAGACGGCGTCGGCTAGATTGCACCGAGGTCACCTGCTTTCCATTGGCGTGGGGGTGGGGACTGGTTTCTTTGCTCCGGCCCGGCGTCGAGGGATGACCATTCCTCTCGACACCGGGCCGTTGCGCGTGTGCATTCTGACACGGTAGGTCGTTGTTACAGCACTGTGCTGGCTCGGGGAGTTTCAGGCTTCCCTCAGCCGGGTCGGGGTGCGTGATCCGCCGATAATCCGGGTTATGTCAACAGCCCGGTCCTCCCCCAAGCACACCGTCTGACATGCCGATATGCTCCTGATTCAGCCATAGCAGAGCCCGCGGAGGGTGACGGTGGTCCGGCCGGCGAGCATCCACTGAACCGACCGATGTGACACCACCGTCACCCTCCCGAGGCGTACCACCGTAGGACCGGTGTCGTTCCTACGGTTCTACGGTCCTACGGCGTAACGGCGGTCTTGGGCGTCGAGGGCGGCGGCCTCGGCCCTCGCCCGGACCGACGGATCGGCGGCGGCCAGGGCCAGGAGCTCGCGCACCAGGAACGATCCCGGCACCCCGGCGGCGGTCGCCCACTCCCGTAGCGCGGCGTGGTCCTCGGTGGGCATGTCGATCGTCAGGCGCTTGGTCGAGCGAGTCGGGCGGGGCCGGACCGAGGGCGGCGAGGACATGACGGGACGGTCGAGCGGGTTCATGCCAGGACCTCGACGGCCTGGCCGAGGAGCCGCGCCAACACCGCGGTGGCCAGGCCGGCGTACTCGTCGAGGACACGGGCGGTCCCGAACGCGTCCTCGACGGCGGCCCGTTCCGGTACCCACGTCGACCAGGCAACACCCTCGATCCCGACGCCGGCGCCGACCGCCACCGGCAGGACCGGTAGATCCCGGTTGACCAGGGCGTCGACCATGTCACCTGCGATTGTTTTTCTACGGAGGTCGACGCGGGTGAGGGCGACGAGCCAGTCGAGGTCGCGCCGTCCCTGCTCCCGGCGGATGGCGGCGAGCAGGTCCTCGAGGCGGTCGAGGTCGGCGGCCGCCGGTGAGGTCGGGACCACGAGCAGGTCGGCCACGGCGATCGCCGACACGAGCATCGGGCCGGCCTCGGACCCGCCGGCGGGGTCGTGCGGGGTGTCGATCACGACGAGGTCATAGCCATGGGCCAGGCCGGGGAGCCGGCGGGGCAGGTCAGGGCGGTGGTGGGCGAATACCGGCACCCGATCGTGGGGCCAATCGGGGGCCCTCGCCGCCCATGACTGGGTCGTGCGGCCGGGGTCGGCGTCGAGGAGCAGGGTGCGCCGGCCCGAGGCGCCGGCGTGCAAGGCGAGCTGTACGGCAGTGGTCGATTTCCCGACCCCGCCCTTGACGTTGCCTACGGTGATCACGTTCATACGGCGCACCGTAGCAGCACAGCCGTAACACCGGTGATACGGTGGATCGTATGAGCCGCATCTCGAACCCGGTCATGTACGTCGAGGGTGAGACGACCCTAGTGGCCTACGAAACGCCACCTCATAGCGGTACCCGCTGGTTCCACGTGTCGGTGAGGACCGACCCGTACGGTCCCGACCTCGTCACGTTCGTGGGGTCCCTCGCCGACCTGCATGAGTTCCTGTTGGGCCTGCACAACGTCCTCGTGGACGCCGGCCAGTCCCCGGATGGGCGGGCCGAGCGGCAGGTCCTGGTCCCGACGGAGGCCGCCGACCTTGACCGCCTGGGCGCCGAGCTCGACGAGATCGGCTAGTCGACGAGGGGCCAGGCGCGCACGGCGTCGGCCTGGGCGGGGGCGAGGCGGGTGACGTCGATGGCGGGTTGTTCGGCGATGGCGGCGCCGGTGCGGAGGGCGACGAGCTCGCCGGGGGCGAGGCGCCGGCGGACCCGGCCGCCCGACCCGTCGGTGAGGACCTCGAACGCGAGGTCGCCGTCCTGCCACAGGAGACTGGCCGTCATGAATTGGGCGATGCGGTTGTCAAGCAGGGCGCCGACGCCGGCGAGGATCCGGTTGTGGTCGTCGTCGGTCATGTCGGGCTCCTCGGGTGGGGGGCGGGTGCCGGGCCACCGGCCGGCGTCGATCACCTCGTAGGCGTCGGCGGTGTAGTCGACGGGTGAGGACCACGATCCCTCGCGGTGTTCCTCGAGGTGGAGGTGGGGGGCCTGGGTGCCGGTGTTGCCGACCTCGGCGATCGGGGTACCGGCCGCGAGCCAGACACCGGCGGGGCCCGTCACCCGATTGAGGTGAAACATCTTCCAGCGGGTGCCGTTGTCGCCGGCGAACCACAGCCACCGCCCGGCGGTGTGCCCGCCGTCGGGGGTCCACGGGCCGTCGTCGCCGGCGTTGCTGATGTGCCCGTCGACGGGCGCATAGAGCGGCGTTCCGATTTCGATGCCGTCGGTGGTGCCCCAGTCGACGCCCTGGTGGCCGCGGCCGTCGCCGTAGGGCGAGGTGATGATCACCCGTCCCCCGGAGAGGTCGAACTCGGCGAGCGGCGCCACCGTCAAACGGGACACAGGTCACACCGTATCGTCGTCGTCGCGGTCGCCCCACCAGAGGCGCACGTCGAGGTGCAGGCCACCCCGGCGGTGCCGCCACACGGCGACGGCGACGGCCAGGGCCACCAGGCCGAGCGCGACCGCGGTCGGGGGATCCACCGGGGGGCGTCAGTTTCGGCCGCCGACAGCAATCCACCCAAGCGATGCGTTGCCGTTGAGGGCCGCCCCCCCGGGGCTGAACCCGTGCACGTCGAACCCGACCGTGTTCAACGTCGAGTAGGGGACAATGAAGATGAACGGGGAGTTGTAGGGGCACACAAGGACAGTTACCGCGGCGCCCGTGAAGAACGGTACGGGGAACGTCACCCGGGTACCGATGCCGGCGGTGAACGTGAGGGTCGCGATCCCGTGTTGGGCGTGGCCGGCGTTGATGGCGTCGGCCACGGTCTTGCCCCACGCGGAGGTGATGACGGTGTTCGGGGTGGGCACGACGATCTTGGCCACGGCGGTCTCCTATCGGTGATCCCAGACGGACTGGTCCCAGACGGCCGAGTCCCAACGGCTGTAGCCCTGTACCTGCTCGCCGGGGGCGCACTTGAGGGTGACGGTCCACTGGTCGAGGCTGATGTTGTGGCCGATCCCGTCCACGGTGGCGAGGATCTCGAGGACCTGCCCGAACCGGTAGCGGATGAGCTCGACCCGCGAGCCGAGGTCCACGAGGTGGGCGAGGTCGAACCAGCCGTCGTCGTCGGTGGCCACCCCGTCGATCGGGGACACGGTGGTCTCGGCGTTGGCCAGGCGGGCGAGCATGAACCCGGCGACGGTCGCCGACCAGGCGTCGTCCTGGTGGATGAGGTCGGTGCGTTGGGTGGTGCGGGCGCCGTGGCGGGTCACGGACAGGGCGTCGGTGACGGTCTGCGCGGTGCCGCCGACCCGGGCCACGGACACCACGTTCTTGACCATGTCGCGGTCGGTGGCGATCGTGAACTGTATGGGGCACAGACCGTCGCCGTAGGGGTCGTCGGTGAACGTGGCGACGGGCTCGGTGAACTCGGCGGACTGCAACCCGTTCGGGTCCACGTACCGGATCACCCCGCCCGGGGTTGCCCAGAACACCCCGCCGTCGCTATCGGCGGTGAGCCAGGCCTCCTCGAGGGCGCCCTTGGCCAGGGTCGTGGCCTGCAACGTGGCCACCCCGGTGTCGAGGTCACGGTCGACGAGGGCGGGCAGGGCGGCCTGGTCCATGATCCGGCCGAGGCGGGCGCCGGCGAGCTCGCCGCCACCCTGACTGGCCTGCTCGAACCCGTTGGCGTCACCGAGGAAGGACAGGGCGTCGGTGCACGCGACCTGGACGGTGGATTCGCCGCCGTCGTCGGTCTCGGTGAGGGTGCGCACGAACCCCGTGAACAGCGGCCCGGCGTGCGTGGCGACCTGGACGGGGACGTCGGGGCCGAGGACCGGGCGGCCGAGGTCGGCGCCGTTGGCGTCGAGGGTGTTCCACGGCGAGTACACCCCGGTCGGGTTGTCCAGTTGGAACGAGGCGCGGGCGGGGGCGGCGTGATCGAGCGGGCCCGACCTGCCGCGGTCGATCGACACCCCGGAACAGTCACAAGAGGCGTCGATGAAGTTGTCGTAGTCGACGGCGTCCCACGAGTCCTCGTCCCACCTCGCCACGTCCCAGACGTCATGGGCGGTCGGTAGGGCGAGGGTGAGGTGCACGAGGTCGGCGGCCAGGGCGGTCCCCGCGGCGGGCGGCGGGATCACCGGCCAGGCGATGGCCACTAGCGGACCGACACGGTCAGGGCGCCCATGGGGGCGACGTTGCGGCTAAACGAGGACACCTGGCGGGCGACGTCGTAGCCGTCGGATCCGGGGGGCATGACGATCGTCATCGCCCCGAACGTCTGGAACCGGGGGATGTCCGGGACGTCGATGGTGTTCCCGCCGAGGCCGGGGATCCACTCGGGGAACGTGAAGGACAGTTTCCCCATGGTGTTGTTCCAGAGGTCGGCGATGGCGTTGAACGCGATCTTGAACGGTTTGGTGATGAGGTCGGCGACCCCGGACAGGGCGTCGCGGATGAGCCCGCCCATGCGGCCCATGAGGTCGAGGACGAAGTCGACGCCGCCGCGCACGATGGATTTGACGGCGTCCCAGGCGCCGCCCCAGTCCCCGGTGATCACCGAGGTGACGAACTTGATGATGGATCCGATGGTGTCCATGGCGAACCGGATGATCGACATGATGATGTCGAACGCGGTGCGGGCGCCCTCGGTGATCTCGTCGCCCCACTCGGCCCAGAACTCGCTGATCCACGTGATGACCCCGTTGATGAAGTCGGCGACGGTCTTGACGCCGGCCATGATCTCGTCGCCCCACTCGGCCCAGAACGCCTTGATGGTGTCGGCGATCCACGTGATCACGGCGATCGCGACCTTGATCTTGGTGACGACCTCGGTGACCCAGAACTCCAGCAGCTTGCCGACGATGACCATGATCTCGTCGCCCCACTCGTTCCAGAACGACGTGATGTTGGTGAGGACCTCGGAGATCAGGGTCTGCAACTCGGTGAGCGACGGCCCGATCTGCTCCATGATCCGCGGCCAATTCTCCTCGACCCACGCGACCAGCGACTCGATCCCCGGGAGCACCTTCTCGGTGAAGAACGTCGACAGGGTGCCCAACACCGGCAGCAGCTTGGCGCCGATCGACTCCTTGAACTCGTCGAACCCGATCTGCGCCTTCTTCATCCCGCCCGCCGAGGTGTTGGCGGCGGCCTCACCGGCACCCTTGAACGTCTCCTTCGCTTTGGCGAGGGTCTCCTCGAGCGACAGGGCCTTACCGTCGGCGTCCTCGGTGGCGATCCCCAGCTTGGACAGCCCGCCGATCGAGCCCATCTGGGCTTTGGCGAGGGCCTGGGTGACGGTGCCGAGGTCCTTGCCGGTACCGGCGGAGATGTCGGTGGCGAGGGCGAGGAGGTCCTGGGCTTTGGCGGTGTCGCCGGTGGCGGTGGCCAGGGTGGACAGGGCGGGGCGGAGCTCGTCGTCGGCGACGGCGGCGGCCTTGGACAGGGTCTCGATGTAGGCCTCGGCGCCGGCGACGGCCTCGTCCGAGGCGCCGGCGGCCTGGCGGAGCTGTTGGGAGAGTTGGGCGGCGGCGGCCTCGTCCTCCATGGCGGCCGACGCGAGGTCCCAGGCGACCAGGGCGACGCCGGCGACAGCGGCGGCGCCGATGGCGGCGGGCCCGGCGAGGCCGGCGAGGCTCCCGCCCATGGACTTACCGGTATCGGCGATCGACCGTTCGGCCTGATTGGAGGCGCGTTCGAGGTCGGAGGCGTCGCCGGTGAATTTGACGGCGATGTCGCGGTCAGCCACCGGCCTCGTCGCCTCCCCGGGCCCACTTGGCGGCGAGCTCGTCGAGGGTGCGAATGTATTCGCGGCGCATGACCGGGATCGCGGCGCGCACCGTGGGCCAGAACCAGTAGCCGCCCTTGCCGACCCACTCGGGAAATTGGCGGGTTCCCGGGCGGCGGCCGCCGCCGTGTTCGGACCCGAAGAAGATGTCGCCGGCGGTGACCCGCCGGTAGGACCTGGTGTTCGGCCGGATCCGTTTGCTCCCGCCGGCGACGATCGTCGGCACCCGATCCGAGCGGCGTTTGACGGTGGGGGCGACGAGCGCGGCCTGAGGTGAGGCGGACCCGGCGGCGAGGATGAGGGCGGGGACGAGCTGGTCGGCGATCCCGCCGGCGGCCTGGCGTAGCTCCTTGTTGGCTTCCTTGCCGTATCGGTTGAACGCCCGCAACGTCTCCTGTAGCCCGTCGACGTGGAGGTCGGCGTCGATGGACCGGTCGCCGGTGGATCGCCGCGGGCGCGCCGTCATCGCCGCTTGCCCCGATCGGCGCGGGCCCGGCGGGCGCGGTCATTCAATAGGGCGGCGGCCGTCGCGATCACCTCGGGGGGTTCGTCCCACCAGTCCCGCGGCGCCGTCCCGGTGGCGAGCGCGAGCTCGATCACGGTTCGCTCGACGGTGCCGCGCCGGTAGGGCGCACGGGGTCGTCCTCGATGATCGACCAGTCCTCCACCCGGTCCATGAACTCCTCGACGGTGATCTCCGCGTAGCCGTCGTGGTGGCGCAGGGCCTGGTGGGCGAACCGGAACAGCACCTCATAGGCGGTGGTCCCGCCGGCGGCGAGGTCGTCGTCGAGGGACCGCCCGGCGGGCATGGCGGCGCGCAACTTCAGGACGTCGCCCGGGCGGTTCGTGACCCGGAATTTCTGGTCGTCGACGGTCAACTCGAACGTGAACGACAGCGACATCGCCCGTGCCATCAGGCCGCCTTTTCGTAGCCGACCGTGCGGTCCTCGTCCTCGTCGGCCTGGTCGTCGGGGCCGGCGCCGAGGGTGGCGGTGATGGGCCCGAACGTGGGTTCGCCGTCGAGGCCGAGGGTCACGGACGCCTCGGCGATTTCGCCGGCGGTGCCGCCGTAGGGGCCCGGTTTCAACCGGACTTGGCCGGTGGCCTGGGTTCCCTCGAGCGGCCATTCGATCTTGAAGTCGGCGAGCTCACCGGCGTGGGTCGACAGGAACAGCGACAGGCCCATGCCGACGACGGGCGGGCCGACCTCGGCCTCGGCCCAGTTCTGGTCGTACTCCAGGTCGAGCGTCCACGTGGTGGTACCGGTGACGGTCTTCTGACCGCACAGTCGCTTGCGGATCTCCTCGGGGGTGTCGGGGGTGAGGGTCGCGGCGGTCACGTCGCAACTGACATCGGTGGCGGTGCCGGTCCCCGTGGGCACGGTGAGGGTCAGGGTGACGTCGTCGAAGTAATTGCCCATGATCAGGGCCCTCCGGGGTCGTAGTCGAGGGTGAGCGGGAACGTCGCGGCGAGCATCGGCACGCCGGCTATTTCGGTGGGGGCGACCTCGCCGAGCGGGCCGACCTTGCCGACACGGGCGTCGAGCAGGGCGCGGCGGGCCGACAGGTAGCCCGCCGCGAGGGTGTCGAGGGTGGAGGCCAGGTCGAACCGGCCGCCCACCAGTTGGACCGACCAGGTCACCTGAGGGCACGTCCCCACCCGATGGTTGGGGACGAGCCAGGGGTTGGCGGGGCGGAGGATGACGGCGGGGGCGCCGGTGACCTCGGCGGGGGCGTCGTGGCCGGCGGTGACGACCAGGGCGCCGCCCTCGAACCCGGCCCGGATCACCTCCAGCAGCTCGGCCGTGGTGGTCATGCGAACCCGAACGACGTGCGGTACGGGTCGAGGTAATGGTGGACGTGGGCGAGCAGGTCCTCCGGTAGGGCGGCACCCGTGTAGGCGTCACCCCCCACCACGCCCCCGGGCGACGCGGGGTCGTGATAGATCCGAACCGCCAGGGAGGCGAGGCCGGCGATCACGTCGGGCCCGGCGGGCACGAGGGTGACCGGGTCGAGCTCCGGGCCGTACAGGTATTGGCGGGCCACGGCCACGGCGGCCGCCGACGCGTCGGTGACCCGGGCCGAGGGCGCCATGGCCGCGGGGAACCCGAGCACGGTCGCGACCGTGGCGGCCACGGCCTCGGCGAGCTCGCCGTCCGTCACCGCTCCGCCGTCTTCTTCCGGGTTCCGGCCGCCTGGTCGGCGGCGACGACGGTGTTGGCCAGGATCACGATGCCGGCGGGGACGAACGCGGCGAACGCGCCCATGCCCCAGATGGCGACGTCCTCGCCGAGTTTCGGGATGACGGGGGCGGCGACCACGAACGGGCCGTCCTCCATCCACGCCGCCGCCGAGGAGTTGGACACGATGGCGGTGCCGGGAGCGAGGTCGGCGGCGAGCGTGACCTTCAGCCCGGAGATGTTTACGTCGAGCGTCGAGGCGGTCGCGGTGCCCGGCACGTTCTGGGTCCCGTACGGCGAGGCGACCATGGCCGGCATGGAACCGAACGCGAGGAACACGTCGGTGGCGGCGAGGACCCACGAGGCCGGCGAACCCGTCGCCGTCTGCACCATGGCCGACGCCTGGAACACCGCGGCTTTCAGGGCGGACCCGTCGGGGTCGGCGGCGGCGACGTCGTAGTCGACGGTCTGGTGGCCGGGCACGGTCGGCAGGACGTCGCCCACCACGTTGTCGGTGACGATCCCGTAGGCGGCGTTCAGGATGCGCAGGTAGGCGTCGCGGTAGGCGGGCTGCGACCGGCGGATGAGCTGCCACGAGATGTCGGATCCGCCGGCGTAGGTCTTGATCGGGACCGACGCCTTCAGGAACGACACCTTGACCGAGGTGACGTCGGCCTTCTCAGTGAGTTGCTCGCCGACCAGGGCGTGAAGGTCGCCGTTGAAATAGGGCCAGTCGACCTCCATCCCCGACGGCGGCAGCGGCCGGGTCCCGATCGCGTTGATCACGGGGCGGCCCGTGTCGAGGATCCCGAAAATCTCGGTGAGCCACGCCGGGGGGATCACGCCGGGGTTGTCGGTGGTGACCTGGTCGACGAACGCCCGGGCCACCGTGACCCGGTCGCGGTGGGACCGGTAGGCGTCGCGGAACAGCAACGGCAGCTCGTCGGAGCTCGACGCCCGGGCGGCTTCGTAGAACTCGAACGGGCCGGTGAACCGGTTGAGGGGGTGGGTGGCGGGGCGGGCGACGCGGCCGAGGGCCCGTTGGACCTCGCGGGCGATCACGGCCCTCGCGGCGGTGGGGGCGCCGGCGGGCGGGACGATGGGGGTGCCGTCGCCGTCGTCGCCGTTATCGTCGCCGTCGTCGTCCTCGTCGGGCTCTTCGTCGCCGTTGGGCTCGTCGGGGGCGGCACGAACGGCGAGGACCTCGGCGCCGGCGTAGGCGCCGCGGTGGGGGAGGGTGAGGACGGCGACTCCGTCGAGCTCGATCCCGGTCCGCACGACGGTGCCATCGGCGGGTTCGGCCTCGAACTCGACGGAGAACGTGGCGCCGACGGTGCGGGCCAGGGCCCGCAACTCGGCCGCCGCGGGGACGTCGGCCAGGACGACGGTGCCGTAGAGACCGTCCTCGCGGGATTCGGCGCCGTCGAGGCGCCCGACGAGGGGCCCTCGGGTGAGGCGGCCGCGGGCGTCGACGGAGTGCCCGGCGTAGACGGGGATCACGGCGCCGGCCGGGACGGTCATCCCGCCCCGGGCGAACGATTCGGTGTAGCGGCCGGTGCCGTCGTCGACCTCGGCTTGGACCTCCCACGGGACGAGGCGGCCGGTGAGGGTGCCGGCGTCGTCGAGGTGCACGGGCTTGGCCGAGCGGCGGGCCAGGGTGGCGGTGGGGGCGGCCTCGATGATCGTGCGGGCCAGGGTTGGGGTACGGGCCATCGGTGGCCTCCGGTTGGTTTAGGCGCCCGGGGGGGCGTCGGTGAGGGTGGTGGCCGCCGCGGGGACCGTGGCGGGGGATGGCGGCGGGGGATCCTCCAGCGGGTCGAGCCCTTCGAGGTCGCGGACCTCGTCCACGGTCATCCACGCCTGACCGGCGAGGATCCCCGTGTACGCCTCGATCCGCGCCGCGAAGTCGGCGCGGACGAGCTCGGTCGTGTCGAACCGGCACGTCTGCCCGCGCGGGGTGAGGTCGTTGAACGCGGATTCGAACCGGTTGAGGTAGGCGCCGAGCCCGGTGGCGAGCCACCGGCGGAACTCGCCCTCGACGGTCGAGTAGGTGAGGGAGTCCCCGGAGGCGACGTTGACCAGGGACGGGGGCATGAGGAACGCCCGGGCGATCTCGGCGTTGGCGGCGCCGATCGACTCGACGAGCTGGGCCTCGAGCGGGGAGACGCCGAGGGGGCCGATGTCGCCGTCGGCGTCGATCACGCCCGGTTCGTGCCGGCCGCCTAACGAGGCGACGAGGTCGGACTTGATGCGTTGGGCCTGGCCGGGGTTGAGGCGTTGCTTGACCTTGACGACCAGGGACGGGTAGCCCGCTTCCCAGAACGATCCGGCCATGGTCCAGAGCTGGGTGAGGTAGGCGACGGCGCCGGCGGCGTCGACCAGCGGGGAGGTGCCGAGGCTCCCGCGGCGCTCGACGTGGAACGGGACCCATATGGCCTCGAGGCCGGGGACCAGGTCGTGGCCGTTGTAGGTGACCGTGTCGAGGTCGCCGGTCACCGGGTCGAACACGGCGGCGGCATCGGAGGGGTCGACCACCCGCACGGCGGCGGGGATCCCGGCGGCGTCTGTGTCGGTCACGATGAGCCAGGCGTAGCCGTAGCGGGTGAGGTTGTTGGCCAGGCGGTGGAACGTGAGCCACCTCGGCTCCAACCGGTTGGGGCGGACGGTGAGCATCGGTTGGGTCGGGAGCGGCCGACGTCCCCGGAGGGTGATGAGCGGGAGCTGGGCGATCGTGTCGGCGATCAGACCCCGGCAGGCGACCACGACGGGGAGCTGCCAGGGGTCGAGCTCGGGTCCCCACGTCCGCGCGGCGATGGCCTCGGTGATCGTGGCCGAGATCGGGTTCGCCGGGGCCACGCCCTCGGGCCCGAGGGCGTGGCCTCCCGGCGGCGGTGCCGGCGGTACCGGTGGTGGCGGGAGAGGCGGCGGTGGGAAGGACCGGCCTCGGGTGAAGAGCGGCACCCTCCCGAGGGTGACGTAACCCGGAAGTCCCGTCCAGCCGCCCTCGTTGGCCGTGTGGCGGCCGCCGGGTGGGGTTCACGCCCGATCACCCCACCCGACCGTGTAACAGCGCCGTACGGCCCTGTGACACTAACCGTTGTTACATGGTATCCATGTACAACCATCGTTAGGTTATCACGGGGGGTGTGCGGGTGCGGTCCTGGAGGGTCCAGGCGGCGAGGGCGGCGGCGAGCAGTGGGCCGGCCGAGGGCTCCCGGCGGTCCCAGAGCCAGGCGCCACCGGCCCGAACCTGCCGAGCGGCGGCGACCGCGGTGGTGAACCGGTCGTCGTCGCGGTGGGTCATGGCGCCGGCGAGGATCCGATCGTGGGCGGCGCCGCACGCGGCGGCGACGTCGCGGGTGTTGAGCGGGGCGGGCACGGCGGGGAGCTCGTCGAGGTCGCGGCGGAGGGCGGCGACGGGTCCGCCGGCGTCCCAGGTGACGGCGAGGGGGTGGTGGGCGTCGACGAGCTCGGCCAGGCGCTCGGCGACCCACGGGCCGTGGGGGCGGTCCTCGACGACCTCGACGGTCACCGCGCCGGTGGGGGTGTGGCCGGCGGCGACGATCACGGAGCGGTCGCGGTCGACGGTGGTCTCGACGGCGAACACCGGCCACCCGGTGAGCGTGGCGGCCGGGTCGAGCGACGCGGCCCACGCGTCGACCAGGGCGCGGTCGATGCGGGTCTCGGGCCAGATGCCCAGGTATTCGCAGGCGAACGTGTCGGGGCGCATGACCTGGTGGTCGGCGCGGAGGGCGTCGAGCAGGACGTGGTGGCCGAGGCCGGGATGGGCGGCGTACCAGGTGGCCTCGTCGTCGAGGTCGGCGCCGTCCGGCGCGGCGTACTCCAGGTAGCACGTGCCGGTGCCGGCGTCCGCGACGGTGGCGGCGCGGCCGAGGTCGCGCCAGCGGATCAGCCACTCGGAAGCGGCGTCGCCGGCGCTCGAGGCGATCCAGACCTGGCCGCCGTCGCCGGTGGCCATGGTCGGGAACATCCCGGCCTCGACGGCCTCGCCCTGGCCGGCGTCGAACTCGCGGGCCTCGTCGACCATGGCGAGGTTCGCCGCAAACGACCGCATCGCGTCGCCGTCGGGCGGCAGGAGCCGGAGGGTGGATCCGACGCCGCGCCAGCGGAAGGACTCGGATCCGTTGGCTCGGCGGACGCTCAGGTAGCGCCCGAGGGGGGACTCCTCGACCCAGGGGATCCAGTCGTCGCGCCACATGGCCGCCGCGGTCTCCCGGCGGTGCGAGGCGTAGAACGCTTTGCGGTGGCGATGTGTGCGTCCGGCATCCAAACCCTCGGCGAGCAGAAGCAAACTTTTCCCGGCGCGGCGGGGCACGATGATCACGACCCGCTGGTAGGCGAGCCTCCCGGTGTCCGGGTCGATCTCACCGGCCACGTCGGCGAGGTGACGCTGCCACGGGATGAGCGGGCGGCCCAGGGCCCGGGCGATCTTGGCGACGCCCGCCCCGCGGGTCGCCCGCTCAGGCCGGCGCCTCGTCGCCCATCGCGGCGAGCAGCTCGTCGAGCGAGGGTCCGCCGTCGTCACCGGGGTCATGACCGACCAGTGTGTCCAGGACACCGGCGTAGCGGGCGATCAGCGTGGCGCGGGTGTAGCGGGATTCGTCGTCGTCGTGGCACGCGTCGTCGAGCTCGTCGGCCGCCACACGGGCCAGGGCGACGAGGGCGGCGTCCACGGGTTCGAGGTGGCCGAGGTCGCGCATCGCCCGGAGGGTCTCGTCGAGGCCTCGGCGAACCCGGCCCGTTCGCCGGCGTCTCGTCCCGATCCCGGGCAATCGGGCCTGATCAGAGGTCATTGCGTGTATTCCTGCATGCAATTTGTAACAGCGATTTAGGGTGTTCGGAAAAACGTGGAGAGAGAAAAACGAC